GGTGTCTTCGATGCCTGGGCGGCCGCAAACATCACGGCCCGTGCCGCATACGAGCCACCGGCCCCCATCGAGGACGACAACACCCAACCCGCCTGCCGTTTCGCAATGGACGAGTTCGCGAAATGCTCGTGAAGCATGAGGTCCCCGTTGTGCAGGATCGCCCTCCTATCGAACAGATCGATGATGTTCTGTGTACCGGCGACCGCCTCCCGTTGGCCCACCAAATCGTCGAAGTGCTGCCGCAACCTGTCCACGTATCCCGGGGTCACGATCACGAACAGGGCCGGGTGTTCTGCCCGTATCTCAGCTAGTCGTTCGTCTACCTCCCGAATCGTCCGGTGTGTCGTGGCCCTCACGACTAGGCGGCCGTCATCGAGGACACCGGCAACCGCGACGGCGTGGCCCATCCCATCGAACGCGGACTCGACTGCAACAGTCCAGGTCACATCCTGCGGCAGTGGTGTGTCCGAGGTCGTGTCGGCCCACCACGAATCTTTGAGCCAATGACCCGACCGCGTCACCCATTGGTTACACCACTCCCGCCGAAATGACGACTCCTCGATGCGGGAGAACTGCTGCCTGACGAATGCCTCCCGCTTAGGCGTCCACTCGGGTGACGCCCACGCCCACGTCTCGACATCCTCGGGGTCGGCCTCGGGAGGACTGGACCATTCCAGGAGGAGGATGCCGCCCGGCTCGGCCGGTTCCAGTTGGTCGATGGCTAGCGACCGATACGTAATCATGAGGTCACTAGTCGAATCACCGGCCGTCGAAACCAAGAAAATCTGCGGGAACACGCGTTCACTCATCGTAGGCAGAAGTGCTTGGTCAATGACGTGGCGTTGGATTTTCCATGCCTCATCGGCGAACACCATCGAGCAGGAGTAGCCAACGCCGGCCGAATCGTTGGCAGCATGAATGAGCCACCGATCACCCGAGGGGAGAGTGATCCCGGCCCCCGTGTTGCCCCACCTGGCTGCGCTCTTCCCGTACTTCTCAACGGCCCACAACCCGGCAGGGCGTAGGACTTCCATGGCGGTGTCTCGTTTGTTGGCTACGTGAAGGATCGTCTGTGTCTCGCCGAACAGTTCCGCGTGATGCAACCGCCACATGCACACGGCACGAGACAACCACGACTTCCCGCTCTGTCTCCCTACCGTCAAGATCACCATCGGCCACACGAGGGCCCCATCCGCGTCATGCTCAAGAGCCCGCATGAGCGCGTAGCGCTGCCACCCTCGCAGATTCATCCCGTACACCGTCCGCAGCCACTCCGCAGCGCTCTCCCCGTGAGTTCCCGTAACGGCCGCAGGCGCCCTCGTTTCAATTCGGGGCATCACGAACCCATCCGGGTGGAACACGGGACCCGTAGGTGCGTCCTTGGCCTTCCCGGCCCCCCTTGGGGGATAGAGGGTAGGGGCGGCGGGAGAGGAAGAGGCGCGTCCTAGAGAAACGGGTCGTGGCTTTGATCGGTTGGCGGTCGCTCGTTGTGATCCGAGTCGGCCGCCATGTGATCGGTTGCACTTGAGGTGTGCGATGCCTGCCCCATCGAGGCTTGGTGCTATCTCTCCTGTCTCTACTAGGGGTGGTTCGTGGTCGGCACTGGCCCCCCAGTCGTCGGTGCGTGGGAGGGTCATATCGACTGGGTAGCCGCACCTGATGCATGTGGGCTCGCACTTGGCTAGGACTTGCTTGACCCATGCCTTGTGTCTGCCGGTGTTGCGTTGGTTGTCCACACCCCCCGCCTAACGGTTCTGCTGGTGGTTAAGTACTAACGGATTGGGTGACGTACATGTCACCCCTGTCCCCCTATGGGGGGGTGACGTGGGTGTCACCCCATGGGTGACGTGCATGTCACCTCCTCCTGTCATCAATGCGTACGCGCCTAACCCATATGTACAAGGTTGAGCCATTCCCGTTGCGACCCTCTATCCATCCGTCGGCCTCGATGATCCGCAAGTGGCGTTGGACTTGGCGTTCCGATAGGCCGGTACGTCTGCTGATGCTGCGAATACTCGGCCACGCTTTGCCCGTGTCACTGTTCGCGTAATCGCCCATGCATATCGCCACTAAGCGCGTGCCGCTCGTCCAGTGATCGGGCGCAAAGTCCAGCACCATGGCAATGGCCGCGATCATGAGCGGGCCTTGAGTCTGTTCAAACGCCTAAGGCGATTGCTGCACTCATCGCAACGCCAACGCTTGCTACGGGCGTCCCATCGCCTTGGGTGACCGTGCTTGCATGGGTCATCGGGCGCATTGGCCCTTATGCCTATTGGCCGTGGTGCGCCCGAGCATTCCGGGCAATGGTCGAGCACGTCGATAGCGGCCTCACATGTTGAGCACCTTTTCTCACTCATGACGTCACCCAAGGGTCATCCTCGACGGGGCCCGACGATCTAGTGACGGGCGCGCTAGGTGTGGCCTTGAGCATTGCGTCGATGATGACCGAGCATTGGGCCTTGGTGAGTGCGGTGAGCCCATCGACTGGCAGTTCAAACCCGAGCTGCTGCGCGGTGTAGTCCGCTAGTAGCGCTTCGCTGACTTGTTGTTTCGACATGGTGGCCCGCAGCATCCCCAGTTGTTTCGCGGTTGCCGGTGCTGCGCCCTCCTGCCGGTGGCCTCCCGAGGGCGTCCGGTAGGACCCCATCTCGGCCGATTTGGTTGCGACTGGGTCGTCACTGCGTCCCTGAGCGGATCGCACCTCGTTGGCTGAGGCAATGCCTTTGTGTACCGCTATGCCGATGGCGGCTAGTGCGCGCCCCCATGCCGAGGTCTCACCGTTCATCAATTCCGAGCCCTTGGTGTACGGGGTCCGACCCGGGATTGGTTCCCACGCGTGGCCGATGCCAGGTCGAACATCCTCGGCTGATCGGTAGGCCCATGCCTTCACCACTAGCCACTGTTCGCCATCTCGTTGGACGTATTCCCATTCAGTTTGTAGGGACCCGGCCGGGTACGCCTCGATGAACTGCCGTATACGTTCGCTTACTTCGACGTAGTCCTCACGCGCCATCGTCGTCCCCCCCTTCCGAGTAGAACGCACCCAATCGGATCTCTTCTATGACTTTGGCATGGACTGGCCCCCAGCACTGAGCGCACTCGGCTTCAAGGGTGGCCGCGACACTGCGGGCTTGGTCTCGTTGTGCCACCACCACACCTCCGCGCTCTCGAAGTGCGTAGACCATTGCTTGGTACTCGGTGACGACTGACTCAAGTCTCTTCACACTCGATGCGTAGTTGTTGATGACCCCGAGCAGTTCAGCGATGACTAGGTCGGGTTGATCTTCCGCAGGCTTCATCTCAAACATGGCTCGGCCTCTCGGTATCGAGGTATGCGAGCAGGACGGCCTTGAGCGCGGTGACTGCCTCGACTCGGTTAGCGAACGTCATCCGTTCGTACTCGGTCGGTGTGGGTATTCGGATCATCGTTGCCCCTTCTGTATACCTCTAGACAACTGTTGTCTAGTGGTAGATATCTAGTGATAGACAGGTTCTGTCTAGTGGTGTGCAGGTATTGCTCCGCGTCTGTGAGGGGATGTCGTATACCTCTAGACGCTTTGTGTCTATCCCTAGATATCTACCGGTAGACAACTGTTGTCTAGTAGTAGATATCTAGGGGTAGACAGGTCATTGGTTTTTCACGTATTCCGCGTATGCGGAGTGTGCCCACTGATACGCGGCCACGCCCTGTAGCCCGTGTTCGTCCCGGGCCTCGATGAGGTAGCCCGTGTATGTGGGCTTGGGCTCTTGGTGTTCCACCCGGTAATGGACCGCGAACTTTGCGGCACCACCCGTGCCCTTGCTCCCGCATAATGTGCATTCCCACGAGTACTTGGCCGCGTCTAGCATGGATACTCCTTCACGTACTTCACCCACACGTTGAATGTGGCCCTTGATGAGTAGCGCGCCAAGTGGTAGCCGCGCCCGTTGATGTCCCACGGGTAGAACGTCCGGCCCCCCTGGCTGATCTTGAACGCAACGGCCGCGTTGTACTGAGGGGTGAGCAAACGCACCGGGTCCCACCACGTAGCTCGTGACCACGCGGCACGATTCCATTGAAATAGGCCGTAGTCGGATGTGGGCGATATGGCTCGGGCGTGGCCCTTGCTTTCCCGCATCACGATTCCGTAGGCGTAGCGCAGCGCACGACCCCGGAATCCTGCCGAGTGCAGGACGCGCACGACAGGGTCGGTGCAGGTCGGGACCGTGTACACGGCGGCCGCCAGTGCGGCCTCGATGATCACGCATCCTCAGAGGTCGGAGGGACAAGCACCGTGACGGTGCTAGATATGCGCTTGCGTTGATATGCGAGGAGGTCGTCGGGGGTGACCCGTCGATGTCCTCCCGGTGTGGACGTGGCAAGTATTTCGCCCTTGTCGATGAGCCGGGCGACGGTGCGTCCGGATAGGCCCAGGACGGCGGCCGCTTGCGTTGGTGACAGTGATGTCATGTCGTTCCTTTCGGGAATGGGAAAGGGCCCCCCTTGCGGGAGGCCCTTCCGGTTAGTAGATGCGCTTAACCTCAAACCACACAACCTTGCTGCCCTTGGTGTTTAGCAGGTCGTGCCCAGCGACCTCGGCATCGGCGGCCTCCTCGAACTGGCGGAGACTGCCGTCGATCTCGTTCAAGGTCGTGTGCTGGGTGTAGCCCTTGGTGGTGACGCGGGTAAGGAGAACGATCCACATAGTTGCCCCTATGGGTTTGGCAGGCGGTGTTGCCTACATGGACGACTCTAGTCCATCTTGTCAATCTTGTCTATCTTGTCAGTCTTTCCCACGCCGTATTGCCGTGTCAGTGGGGTCACGTAGGCAAGAGCTGCGGTTGCAAGGGCCCCGATGAGGGACGCGCCGAGGGGGTCAACATCGAGGTTGGGGATGTTTGTCGAGAGCCATGCGAGGGCCGCCCCGATGAGCAAGAGCGCTAGGTGTCGTTGTTCTGCGCTCAATTTGTCGAGCATCACGTGTCCAGGTGGTGGCGTAGGTGTTCGTCCGCGTTTCGTTCGAGCCGGTCTAGTCGGCCCTCGATTCGCACTAGGAGGTCGTATTGGCTTTTTCCACCGTTGGGTCGTTGGGCTTTGTGTTGGCCGCGTATCACCATGCTCACTAGTCCGATGACGGCAATGAGCAGTCCGACCACGGCCGTGTATGCCTCAGCGTTCATGCCGTCGGGGTTTTCTTCTTTGGGACTTTCTTCGCGGGTGCCTTCTTTGCCGGCGTTAGTGGGGGGGCCGTGTCGAAGATCGGCAGGTTAAACGGCCTGCCATCCTTCTCGGCCCTGTCCGTGAAACTTATGTGGATGTGTTGCTTGTGGCCTAGCGTCGCGTCCTGTCGCCACACCCAGAACGTTTCCGGTCGTCCTGGGCGATTCGGGAACGTACCCGAGGCCACGCGGCCGTCATAGACAACGTGAAGGATGCGGTGGTGATCGAGTCCGGCCCGCACGTATGCGAGCAGTTGGTCGCAGAACTTCTCGGCCGACCCGGGTGCGCCGAAGTCTTCGTCGATGTCGAGCGCGTGGACCCAACCGTCTTTGTCGGGATTGTGAAGTGACGCCCTAGTCGAATGGGCATAATCGCCGATCCACCCGTCGGAACGCTTGTCACGTTTCGGGAAACGCGCGTTTAGTTGATCGCGCAGCGTGACCCCCGCCGCCACCAACTTAGCCATTGCCAAGGCCCGGATACATGGCGCTGATCATGGCGTCTGTGAAGCCGAGGCTCTTGGCATGCGCGATGGCGTCGGCAGCATTCTGTGCCTGTTCCTCCGGGGTCGGCGGCATGACGGCTTTGTGCTTGGCGATGGCAGCCTTCAGTTGTTCCTCGGTCAGGGGCGATCCCTCGATAGCGACGACTAAGCCTTCCTCGCCGGAGAGGCCGTAACCGCCCGTCTCGCCGTCGAGCTGCGCGAGGTTGATCGCCTTCGTGGTGTGTACGCGTACCCGGTTGTCTTCCATCATGACCCCAAATCTATGACAGCAATTTCCCTGTTTAGGAAATTAGCGGTGGAACCGGATTCGGCCTTGTACTTGAGGGTAAAAGTGTTCGACCCAGCGGTAAGAGTTGTTAACAAATAGACCGTGCTTACTTGGGCGCCAGTCTTTAGACGTGTCCCGCGTGTGTCATCGGCGGCGATGGTCGTGGCGCCTGATACCGCAAAACCCGTGTAGGTGTTGTATCCAGCGAGTGATGCCTCTTGACTGGTGGTAATGGCGATAAGTGCCTTGGTGCCAGTTGTCAGGGTCACCGCCGGACCTGCTGTAGCCAAGTCGGTGTAACTGGTGCTTGTCGTGCCTTGGTTTGTCGCTACCGCCGCCGCTGCTGAAGATGGGAGGGATGCAATCCCGACCACCGTCCAAGTATTCGACGCGGTCCTAATGAGAGTGGCGGCGGCGTAACGGGCCATAGCTAGTGTCCCGTTCAGCGTGACACCAGCGCCTGCCGTCAGGGTGACGACACCGGCACCGAGGTTCACTATGCGGAGGGTCGTGTAGTCCTCCCATACGACCGAGGACTGAGGGGGGACCGTGTAGGCCGAGGCGGCCGCGTTGTTCGCCGTGACCGTCTTCGTCGTATCGGTGAGCACAAACGTGTACGACGTGCCGGTCTGTGCGTTCTGGACTGGTCCGGTGTCGAGTTTGTAGCCGTCGACGTACTGGGCGACGGCCAGCGACTTCGCCGGCCACGCCGACACTAGGTCGCTACTGAGTGCGTACGGAGTTCCCATGTGCTGATCCTTTCAGTTAGGCGACTAGATCGGCTGCAGCGACGACGTTGTACCACTGCACGGTCGGGTCGACGCCGGCCCACGTCAGGACGGCGCTCACTTCACTCCATCGCACGAC